GACATTTGCATCCGTTTGCAGCACGCTCGCGAGCAAATGTCGGAATCGAAAGGACCACTAGCAACATCATGATTCCAGTGGAGCTTTTGAATTTGACATTTGAGCGAGACCTCGCAGCCACCGGGGCTCAAATGTCAAATTCGCTCCACTAGGCCCGCCCGTTAACGCCGAAGGGCGGAGCCGCTGAAAATCTTATCCTGCCCATCGGGTACGACAAGCCGCGCTTTAGCGCAAGGCGGAGGCGGCGATAGCGTCAACGCGGCCCGGCGGAGCTTCGTGTCAGGTGCTACACGCCCGGCCCGCCCGTCACCTTCACCGCGAAGGCATAGGCCAGCGCGTCCTCCTTCAACTGCTCGAAGCGGCCGGACGCGCCGCCGTGGCCCGCGTCCATGTTGATCTTGAGCAGCAGCAGATTGCCGTCCGTCTTCGTCGCGCGGAGCTTCGCCGCCCATTTCGCGGGCTCCCAATAGGTCACGCGCGGATCGGTGAGCCCGCCCGTGATGAGGAGCGGCGGGTAATTTTGCGCGCGCACGTTGTCGTAAGGGCTGTAGGCGGCGATGGTGCGGTAATCCTCGACGCTCGCGATGGGGTTGCCCCATTCGGGCCACTCGGGCGGGGTGAGCGGCAGCGTGTCGTCGAGCATGGTGGAGAGCACGTCCACGAAGGGCACATCCGCCACGACGCCCGCGAACAGCTCCGGCGCCATATTCGCAACCGCGCCCATGAGCATGCCGCCCGCCGAGCCGCCATGCGCCACGATGCGGCCTTCGCCCGTGAAGCGCTCGGCCGCGAGATAGCGCCCGGCGGCGATGAAGTCCTTGAAGGTGTTCGTCTTCTTCGCGAGCTTGCCGTCCTTGTACCAGCGATAGCCCTTGTCCTTGCCGCCGCGGATATGGGCGATGGCGTAGACGAAGCCGCGATCCACGAGGCTGAGGCGCGTGGTGGAGAAGCCTGCAGGTATCGACATGCCGTAGGAGCCGTAGCCGTAAAGGAGGCACGGCGCGGTGCCGTCGAGCGGGGTGTCCTTGCGATAGAGGAGCGAGACGGGCACCGTCTCGCCGTCCCATGCGGGCGCATGGACGCGGCGCGTCACGTAATCCGCCGCGTTATGACCGCTCGGCACTTCCTGCGTCTTGCGCAGCGTGCGCTCGCGCGTTCTCATGTCGTAATCGAACACCTGGCGCGGCGTCGTCATCGAGGAATAGACGAAGCGCAGCGTATCGGTGTCGTATTCGTAGCCGCCGCCGAACCCGAGCGAATAGGCCTCCTCGTCGAAGGCTATGGCATGCTCGCTGCCGTCCGAGGCGTTGCGGATCACGATGCGCGGCAGCCCGTCCTCGCGTTCGAGCCGCACGATCCAGTTCCTGAAACAGGTCACGTCGAGGATAAGGCGTCCCGGCTTGTGCGGCACGAGTTCCCGCCAGTTTGCGCGAGCCGGTGCATCGACCGGCGTCTCCACGATCTTGTAGTCTTCCGCGCCGCCTTCGTTCGTCAGGATGATGAAGCGGCCTTCGTGGTGATCCACGCTGTAATCGAGGTTCACCTCGCGCGGCGCGACGACGCGAAGCCCCTGATCCGGCGCGGCAAGGTCGAGAAAATGCACTTCCGCCGTCTCGTGATCGCCCGCGCTGAAGAAGACGAAACGCTTGTCGAGGCTTTCGCCCACGCGCGTGAAGAAGCCGGAATCCTTTTCGCGATAGACGAGTTCATCCTCGCTCGCGGGCGTGCCGAGCCTGTGGCGCATCACCTGAAGCGGGCGGCGATGCTCGTCTACGCGGATGTAATAGAAGGCGCTCGCGTCCGGCGTCCACACCGCGCCGCCTTCCGAGTCGGGCACGAAATCGGCGGTGTCCTCGCCAGTTTCGAGGTCACGCACACGAAACGCGTAAAACTCCGAGCCCTTGTCGTCATAGGCATAGGCGAGCTTCCTGTGATCCGGGCTCCAGTCGATCGCGCCGAGCGAGAAATACGACTTGTCCTTGGCGAGCGCATCGCCATCGAGCAGCACCTGAGCCGCGCCGCCGCCGCGCGGCTCGCGGATGAGGCGCGGATGCTGCCCGCCCACGACGAAATCGGTGAAATAGGCGAAAGGGCCATCCGGCGCCGGCACGGAGGAGTCGTCCTCCTTGATGCGCCCCTTCATCTCCGCGAAGAGCGTTTTCTGAAGCGCTTCGGTGTCCTCCATGGCCGCCTTGGTGTAGGCGTTTTCGGCGTCGAGATAGGCGCGCACGTCAGCCGACAGCGCTGAGGGATTGCGCATCACCTCCTGCCAGTTGTCGACGCGCAGCCATGCGTAATCGTCGACGCGCTCGATGCCGTGGTGGATGTCGCGGGCTGGCCGCTTGTCGGCAACAGGCGGGCGGGAGGTTGTCTCGTGCGCGTCGGTGGCCATGGCCTGCCCTTTCATGATTGGATCGGTCCGTTGTTATTAAGCGCTGCGGGCTCTCTTCTCAACGGCGACATGGCGGAAAGAACGAGAGGCCTCGCCCGATCTCGCGAAAATCTGACCGCATGTTCATCAACGAGTGCGAACAGAGATGCTAGAACGAAGGGCAGGAAAACAACTTCAGGTATGAAAGACGCATGATGAACAGCCCGCGCCGCCTCGCCGCCGCATTGGCGTTCGCCGCAGCGACAGCCCTTCCCCTGGCGCCTCACAGCGCGGTGGCGAAGGACGATCCGCTATCGCGCGAAGCCATGTACGAAGACCCCGACGCGCCGGTAAGCGGCAACCCGAAGGGCGACGTCACCATCGTCGCGTTTCTCGACTACAACTGCCCCTATTGCAAGAAGTCGGTCGGCGACCTCAAGCGCATCGTCAAGGACGACGGCAAAATTCGCCTGATCTACAAGGAATGGCCGATCCTCGGGAACGCGTCGAAACTCGCCTCGAGGCTAGCGCTTGCGGCCAATTATCAGGGCAAATACGAAGCCGCGCACGAAGCTCTCATGCGCGCGGTCAATCACGCGTCGACCAGCGCACAGCTCGTGAAGGCGCTCGGCAAGGCCGGTATCGACACGACGCGGCTTGAGGCCGATCTCGCCGCGCATGGAAAGGACATCGACCGGGCGCTCGCGCGCAACGACGCGCAGGGCGACATCGTCGGCTTTCAGGGCGCGCCCACCTATCTCATCGGGCCGCTCGTCTCCTCGACGCTCGATTACGCGGGCTTCAAGCGCGCCGTTGCCGACGCGAGGGCGCGCCAGACCGCGCAGTAGTCGAGCGCGCATTTGTAACGAGCCGATCAAGAAGCGGTTAGCGCAGGGCCGTCATAATCAGAGACCGGTGCGGAAGTCCGGTGCCGCCGCTGTATGATGAAAGGGCTCTCGCATGAAGTCGCTCCGCCCTGTCTGGATCGTGCTGGCCCTCCTCACGGCTGCGGCGGTTTTCTATTCCTGGGTGCAAGCCTGGACCACCGACTATTCCGCGTGGCATATCATTGGCCTCGGGCTGAGCGTGGTTTTTCTAGCACTCGTGTGGCTTTATCCCGGCGTCCGCCAGCCGACGAAGCCGCCGCGCTGATACGGCCTTAGCAAGCGCGCTGCGTTGACATCCGCATACGGAGTTGCTAGTCACCGGGTCGGTTGGCAGTTCACCAAGGCGTTGCCGCCCCGCAAGGGGAGCTAAACCTGCCCTCTATCGGTGTCACGGACTCTTATCCCGCGCCAGGTCGCAAGACGGCAACCCCGACAATCCAGGCATGGATCGGCGCAATGTCGAGGGGTAAGCCATGTCACATCTACGCCAACGCGCTGGCACTTGCGCGCATTTTGCATCTCCAACCATCATCAAGACGGCCCTTGGCCCTGTCGAATGCGCCTCTTGCGGCGAAGGTCCGGCCATTATCGCCTTGCACGGCGGATTGGGCGGCTTCGACCAGAGCCTGCTTCTGGCGCGGGCTGCCGTCTCGGCGCCAGGGTATCAAATACTGGCCATATCGCGTCCCGGCTATCTCGGAACGCCCTTGAATGCCGGGCGGACGCCTGAAGAGCAGGCGGACCTTTGCAAAGCCCTGCTCGACGCGCTCGAAATCGGGAAGGCCGCCATCATAGCCGTCTCGGCCGGAGGGCTCGCCGCGCTTCAATTCGCCCTGCGCCATCCGGAACGGTGCTGGGGATTGGTGCTGGTCTCCGCCGCGACAGGCCATCTCGACGCGCCGCCCGAGGTTCCCCGGCGTCTTGCCGCGATGAGGCTGCTGTCGCGCATTCCCTTCGCAACCGCCCTGGTGCGATGGCGCATGGGGCTCACGCCTGAAGCGTCAGCGCGCCGCTCCATCGCAGCGGCTGACTTGCGGCGGAGCACCCTCGCCCATCCCGACGCGGGCCCGCTGATGCTCGCGCTTTCGCTGAGTGTGCTGGAAAGACTGCCGGAACGTCTTCCCGGCGTCATGAACGACATGGCGCAACTGGAGGCGGCGGACGTTTACCCGCTGGAAGATATTTCTCCGCCGGTTCTTGTCGTGCACGGCACCGGCGATCGCGTGGTGCCCTTTTCGCATGCGCTGGAGGTCGCGAACAGGATGCAACGCTCCGAACTCATGGCGATCGAGAACGGCGAACATGTAAGTCTGTTCACGCATCTGGACGTCATAAGGGATCGGGTCCGGCTCTTCCTCGCCCGCCACGTTCCGGCGCCATCGTGCGCTCAATCGGACGCGACGCGACGCTGTGGTTCCTGATTGTCGGTCAGTTACCTGCGCCAAATCGGGTCCGGTTTAGCGCAGGCGGTTTCAAAGCCCGGATTCGGTCCGGGCGTATCAAACCGATTATTGCAGCCCTCCCCAAAACGACCCGATGAGGCTGCGGCATAACCCGCCTTCATCGAATCGAAAGCGGCGTCCATCCTTCTTGTTTTGTCCCGCTCTTATCGGATTTTCGGAACTCGCCAGGCCTAGCCAAAATCTGCCTTCCTGGCCGGGCGCCGACCACAACCGGGACTGCTTGGCCTCTGGACTGGCTTGGCGGACGCGAAAAACTCGCCTGGATATCGGGCCAGCGCGTGCGCAAATTCCGGCTGTCGGCGCATGAATGCCTCGCACGCAACTTCTTTCAATCGCGGCGACGTAACAGGGCGATCATATGTTGCCTAGCTCCCGAACTCTTGATATGAGGATGCGCGCGCGACAGGCGGCATGCGAAAGCGACCCTTCGGGTCGGCCGTTATTCTTCGTGTGTCCGCGTTTCCCGCGATGGAGAGGTGCTAGAGTGGTTGAATAGGCCGGTCTCGAAAACCGGAGTACGGGCAACCGTACCGTGGGTTCGAATCCCACCCTCTCCGCCAATCCGTCAAAAATTCCCAATAAAATCAAGGTCTTAAGCCTCAGATTGTGAAAACACGAAAATATGTTTTCACACCCTTCGTTCGTCAGCCGTTCTCGCGAAGCGTCGCGAACGCCGATTCGGCAAGCCGCGCCTGGCTCGCCTCGCGGGTGTAGCGCTCGACCTCCTTCAGCGTCGCATGACCGGTGATGGCCGCGATTTGATGAACCGTACAGCCTGCTTCCGCCAGCCGTCGCGCGGCCGCCTTGCGCAGCCCATGGGCCGAACAATGCGAAAGGCCCGCTTCCCGGCAGGCGTCCTTGACGAAATTCCCGAAGCCCTTCTCCGTGAACGGTCGACCGTATTGCGTCACAAGAATCGTGTCGCTCCCGATGACCGGCGCCGCCGCGAGCGCGTCCCGAAGCTCCGGCAGAAGCGGGATGCGAAGATGTGCGCGCGTCTTTTGTTGGGAAAGGGACACCGCGCCGCCCGCAATCTGCGATGGCCGCATCTGCCGCACATCCGCCGACCGTTGCGCGGTGCATAGCAGAAGCTCGAAAGCGAGCCGCTGGCGGCTCTCGATGGTCCAGCGCTCCCGATATGCTGCCACTTCGTCTTCCGACCACGTATGAAAGCCTTTCACCGTGTGACGCAGCTTTTTCACCGTCCGCGCCGGGTTCGCTTTTATCCAGCCCGAATCGAGCGCGATATCGAGGACGATCCCAAGAACCGATAGCAGCCGATTCGCCGCCGTCGTGCCGTGGTCGCGCGCCTTGTTTTCGGCAAGCGCCTTGATGTGCTCACGCGCGATCCCGGCAACGGGCTTGCCCCCGTGGGCTTCCCGAAGCGCTTCCAGCACGCCCCGATAGGTCTTTTTCGTGGAGGGCGCGAGCGACCGCCATGCCGCCGAAGAGTAATAAGCCACGATGACCGCACCCAATGAGCGCGGCACGGTGCGGTCCGCCCCGATCTCGGCGGGCTTCGCCTTCATCGCCTTCTCATAGGCCGCCATAAATTCAGGCGTCCATGGAAGACCGGGCAGCCGCGCGCGCGGATAACCGGGCCGAACCAGATACCAATAGGTTTTGCTACCGGGCCGACCCGTCTTGTAGTGGCAGTATGGCGGTGGCCGCCTTAAAGGATTTCGTCCCATGGGTTTACAGCTCCTTTGCTTAAGCTTGATCCGCCCAGCCGCGACCAGTCTTCGCGCAGCCCGGCAAGGTCAAAACGTGGGCAGCGAGGCGCAAGCCGCAAGGCGGGCGTGATCTTGCCTTCGCTGACGAGCCGCGCGAGAGTGGGCAAGCTGACGCCGATCAGGCGCGCCGCTTCCTTGGGCGACACGCCCAGCGGCTCGACTTCAGAGACGATTATCGGAGCGGCGCGGCGCATGGCGTTCCCCTTCGAGCAGGTGCTGGGCTTCGTCTTCGAGTTGCTGGCATTCGACGGCCAGCGCGTTGCCTGCCGTCTCGATAACCGTTTCGAGGCAAACGCGATCTTCGGGCATGAAGTACAGCGCGACCTTTGTCTTCGCCTCATGCAGAGCGGCTGCTTGCCCGCGCGCATAGCGCATCCGGCCCGTCAGCATCTCGAACATCGGGCTTTCCTCGCATTCCGCGAGCAAGTCTCCCACCGCGTCGATTTGGCGGAAAAGCCGCTCTGTCGCGTGTAGCGACCTGTGCAGCTCTTCCGTTTCCTCGATTTCGCAAGCGGTGCGCTCCGCGAGCTTATCCAAGCTTGACATTGACAGCCCCGCTGGGGTTAGGCGCCGCCGTGACAGCCAGGCCGATCTTCGTGTTCGAGCCCACCGTCGAGGTGACGAGCTTTGTGGCGCTCGCGTAGTAGACCGGATCGCCCACGGCGAAGCTTTCGGTTGAAACCTTCGCCAGTTCGAACACGCCTTCCGTCACAAGGTCGAAATCCTCGCCGGACGCAGCATCAGCTGCCGCGATGCCGTGAAGCGCTCCAATGACGACGACCTGCCCGGAAACGACGGCGGCCGGAGCGGGAACAGTCAAGTTAACGCCGGGTTGAATGTAGTTTTTCATCTGTCGAGTCCTTTTGAGCATCTGAAATGGATGGTGGACGGCTGCCGACGCTGGGCAGCCGCAATTTCAGCATCGGCGGCCGCAATGGCCGCCTTCATCTCGCTGTCGGAGCGGTACTCGATCTCCACGCCGTCCGAGTCCTTCACGCGGCGGACACCTTTCATTCGGGACTCGAACAGCGCGTCACGCCATGCGATCAGCTCGGCAAGCGTGGCCATGGGCTTACGCTCCCGGATTGCGGACGGCGCCGCGCCAGTCGATAGCGCCCGCGCCGAAATCAAGATGAACGCGATATTCGCGGCTGAGCACCTCCCAGCCCTCGCGCTCCGAAATTTGCGGGCCGGGAGCACTCGAAAGGTACGAATATTCGAGCACGGGCACGCTGGCCGGATCGGCGAAGACGTACCAGGCTTTGCCGGAAATACGCGGCTCGACCAGAAGCACGAGCTTGCCCGCAAAGGGGTTCACGTCGCCTGTGGTCGTCGCGGTAATCGACGTGAGCAGCTTTTCGGCGGCCGTTTCGATTTCCGGGCCGACGAGCAGATATTTGGGCGTGACCGCGATGACCGTCTTGCCGTCGAGGCCCTTGCGCGTGCGCAGCGCCAGGCGCGCCGCCGACAGGCTCGTTTCGGAAAGCGCGGCAGCGGTCAGCAAGTTGCCGTGGTCGGCATGGAACAGCCGTTTGTCATCTTCGCCCATCACTGGGCCAGCGCCCGAAGACTGGCTCAGGAGCGACCAGAGAAGCGCAGCCTCAGTCTGGGCAGCGGCCTGCCCAGCCACCTGGGCAAAGTCATTGAACGCGCCGAGGTCATCATTGATCAGGGCCTTGCGGGAGATGCTGAACATCGCGCCGAAACTGTCGATCGCGTAGCTTTCCTCCGATTCCCCGCGCGTCACGGATTTGATTTCGCCCGCCTCGCTAAGCTTCTGCAACGAGCCGAGTTCGCCCAGGCGCAGCGTGCTGCCTGGGCGGAAATCCGTGCGGCTGCCTTGCCGCGCGAGCTGCTTCAGCGGGCTTTGCGCCGCTTGATAGCTGGCTAGCAGCGAGCGACGGCCAACACCCGTAAGCAAGGCCGGGAAATCGCTCGTGGTATGCAGAGCGGCGCGGAACAGCTCATCCGCATTCAGCCCGCGCGTCGAATGGCCCGCCGCTTCGAGCGTTTCACGGGCGAAGTCACGCAGGCTATAGCCGAGGTACGGCTTTGCCGCATCGCTGGGCGTGCCGCCCGCAGTGCGGACGAAAAGCGCCTCTTCCTGGGCAGCGCGGCGAACTTCCGGGTTCTCAGCGGCCGGGCTATGCACGCGGATGATGGGCGTCTTCTTCGAGCGCTTAAGGAGCTTGTCGAACAGGTCGGCACGGACCTCTTCCTCCGAAAGCTCAGCGTCGATATAGGCGTCAGCCGTTTCGACGGGCTCGCCCGCTGCGCGAACAAGCTCGCGGATATGGGCGCGGGTTTCGACCTGCGTCGACTGGCTGTCTTCGTTTTCATTGCCCTGCGGCATGGGTTTTCCTCGAACAGTTGCTCCCGCATCGGCGGGCGTTGCGACAAATGACGCTTCACGAATGCTGGGAACGATGGTTCGAACGCGCTGCCCGTTCTCGGTCGTCTCGCGAACCGACGCCGCGCCATAACCAATCGAGACGCCGCGAAGCACGCCTTCCGCGACCTTGGTGCGGACGCTCGCGGCATCGTCTGCGGCCGAAAGCTGAATCGTTGCGACAAGGCCAGCCGCCTCGCGCCGCGCATCGCGGATAACGCCCACGACGTGTTCGCTGCTGGTGGAGCGGTGATTATCGAGAACCGGCAAGCCCACGAGTTTCGCGGGATCGACGCCCGCGAGGTCCAGCCGCTCGATGTACGGGCCGCGCGAATCGCTGCGCTTGACTGGCGCGCCGGTGGAGATAATGGCCTCGATTGTGCGCGTGGCTTCATCCCACGTCGATGGGCTTACAGGAGCGCGACGCTTGAAAACTTCGTCGCTGGTCGAACTACGCAGCGGCGGGTGTTTGTACTGCTTTTTGGGCATCGTCTTTCCCCGTAAAATTGAGCTTCAGTTCGGCTTCACGCGCGCGGTCTTCAGCGATTTCGGCGTCGAGATCGGCGATGCTCCAGCCGCGTGCAGCTACGAGCTTGCGGCGGCTCGTAAGCCCGGCTTCAAGCTCAAGCTTGTCGGCTTGCGCGGCCTTCTCCGGATCGACTTGCTGCCAGGCAGGCGGAAGCCATTCGCAGCGTGGCACGCTCTTGAGTTCGCCCGACAGCAGCGCAAACTGCATCACGGCCTTCCAAACCGGATTGAGCAGTTGCGGGACCAGCACGCCGTATTGGACCTGCTCAACGCGCTGGCGGAACGGCAGAAGCCCAGCGCGAAGAGAGCTGTAGTTCGCGTTGCTCAGGTCGCCGCTCAGCATGTGATCGGGCAGACCAAGACCGGCAGCCAGTTGACGAAGCTGAAAGTTCAGAAACGCCGCCGTTTCACTTGCCTGCGCAGGCGAATTGAACTTCACGTCGGTGCCAGCCGGCAATCGGCGCATAGTCCCAGGTACTAAATCCACGTTTGACGAATCAGCTTCGCCATCGAACGCGCCGCCCGTCGCGTTGACGTCCGTTATGAATCCGCAGTGCATGGCCGCTGTTTTTACGCCCATCGCTAGCGCGTCAACGGTGGCGTCGAACTCATTCGCCGGGACGATGACCGGCGCGAGCCACGATATGCCTCTTACCTGTCCAACGCCCAACGTCTTGAAGCTGTGCAGGATTGCAGCAGCCGGCACGCGCACGGGCGGCGCATACGACTCGAACGCCGCGTTGGGCTTCGATGGGCGAATCCAATAGGCCACGCGCTGGCCTTCGGCGTTGAACTCGATTCCGTTCACGACATAGCCGCCGTCGGCCAGTTCAGCCGTTTTCGACTCGTCGACCAGTTCGGCCGGAATGGCCCGAAGGCGCACTCCGGCCTCGGTGACGAGCACTTGCAGGAAGGCTTCGCCATCCACTACCAGCGAGCGAGCAACCTCGCTTTGGAGCCCAGAGAAATCAGTTCGCTGGTCCGAGTCGGCTTCGTCCGCCCAAGCGTTGAAGTGCGCCACGGCTTCAGCATCGCCCGCGGGCACGATTCCGCAGCCTACGAGCGCGCCGGTCCAGTTATCAACGGCGTTTCTGATCCATGGGTTGTTCGCGTAAAGCGCGCGGGCTCTTGAACGGACCAGATAAGCGGCGCCCGAGATTTCAGTTTGGGTTTGGCCAAAAGTCCCGAAGCCGTGGGCGCGCCGCCCGCCGCCAGCTGCGTCGAAGCGCCGGACCTGAAGACCGCGCGCAGCGCGATTGAATATGCCTCGAAGGCTTGCGAACGTGCCCATGGTCATTTTGCCAGAAAGCTGAGCACGGGCGAGGCAAGCGCGCTCACCGGCCATAGCAGCGTTTGCGTAACGCCTGGGCGCATGTCGGCGGCGGGCAACTCAACGCCGCCAATGCGGACATCCACGCCGCCGAGGCCGATATCGGCGCGAACGAAAAGCGGAACGCCCGCGCGGATGAACGTCATGTGCTGCTCGAACACGCGCGACGCGCGGAGCTGCAAGTCCATCACTTCCAGCACGGTCCACGACGTGCCGTTCAGGCTGGCGAGGAGGACGAGCGCAGCGAACGCCGCGTCGGCCTCAGTGTAAGTCGTGGTCACGCCGCGCCGCGTCTCGTGGTCGAGATGCAGGCCCGTGATGCGGTGAAACGAATCGACTGCCTCATAGTCGCCGTTGAATGAGCTATCCGTGCTTCGGATGATTCGTTTCTTCTGAAGAATACGGGCGCGTTCATACACGGCTTCCTGCGTGTAGGTTGCGATATTCTGGGTTGCCCATACAGCGTGGGCGATATTTCTCAAAGTGATCGGCATGGTCTCCCCCTTCGGTTGTGGATAACACTAGCAAAGTTGGGAGATTTTTCCAAGATTGATTTTTATTGGATTTCAGTCGGAAAGTATTGCTGGAAATAGGTCTAACTTTCTATGCCTTTTTGCGCCCAATTGATCTTGACGTTAACGAAAAAGAGATCATTTTCGCGGTAGAGTTGCGTCAGTTCACGGGGGCAAACCCGGTTTAGTGCGTCAACCTGTCACACCAATGGAGGACGAAATGGGTGATCTGATCGAACTGGCCTCGCGGCGAAAGGCCAAAGCCAGGCAGGCGCGGAAGCCCAGGAAGCGGCTGCGCAATCCCGTTTTCGAGTGGTGCGCACGCGACCTGCGGGTGCTCGACCGGACTATCGAGCGCGCCTTTCGGTCAGGCGGCGGCGATCGGATCGAGCGCCTTGTCGCAGAGCACTCTGCCCGAGTGCGAGCGGAGGCGCACAAGCTGCTTCGCGAGCACATCGCGCGAGCCGAAGGGCTGTTAGATGGCAGCGAATTCGCGGCCCAGCGAGCAGCCGAGCACGCTCAAGCTGAACGCCTGCTTCGCATGACCCGGAGGTGAGATCGTGCTCACCTCCCTCCGACGGACGTTCGCGCTCTATACCATCGTAGCGCTGCTCTGCGCGGTGCTCTACGTCGTGCTGTTGCTTGGGCCGGCGGCGATCTTGCTGTGGTTTCTCGCCCCGGAACTCTTCGCGATACTTATCGGGCTCATCGCGTTCGGCGTGGGAGTTGAGACGCCGCTGGCCCAACCGACGAAAGCGGCAAGGCTGAAGCGACGATAGCGCGCACGCATACGCTGAAGCCTGCCATTTTGACCCGCTACTACCCTTTCTGTTGGTCGCTAGGGTAGTAGCGGGCTACCCCGCTCCCGGCTGCGTGGCAGGCCGTCCGTTGGGGTACAGCCACGAGCTGTAGACCACCTCCGGCGCTTTCTTCGCGGGCATCGCCGCCGACGATAGTTCGACTTCGCGCCGATCAAGATCGAAGTTGAGCAACTGCCGCGCCGCCAAAGCATAGGCCAGGCAGTCGAGCGCTTCTGAGCGCTGACCGGCCTTGCGGACGAACGCGCGAACTGGCTGCCCACGCACATAACGCACCACGCGAGACTCGCTCGTCAGCTGCTCGAAGTAATTCGCATCGAGGGTGTCACTGAATCGAATTCCGCTCCCGGCTTGCAGGCAGTTCAAGATGCGGTTCTTCGCGGCGTCGACGCCCACCAGCATGAGCCGGACTTCGCGCGTCTTCGAGACGTGCACCAGTGGGCGAGAGAAGCCAGACAAGCCCTTGCACGCGAAAACCCGCCGATTTGCGCGCGGCTTCGCGAACGCATAGACGGCCTGCGTGTGATCGCCATCCGACGAATCGATCAGAACAGCGTCATAACGCAGGACGCCGCCGCGTGGGCTTGTGAAGGTGCGTTTCAGAAGGTCGTCGACTTCAGCCCACGTTTCGGGCTTCAGCGGGCTTCCCCAAACGATTTCGTGGGCCAGCACAAACGCGGCCCCGGCCTTGTCGAAGCCCACACTCGACAGCTCGATTCTGTCGTCCTGCACGTCGATTCCGCCCACGATCAGCAACGCGTCTTCTGGCACGCGGTCGAGCCCGAACGGCTCGCGCCGCGAAAGCAGCGTGCCGCCATCCACCGCGTCGCCGTCGAGGTCGCGCCAGGGTTCGCCGAGCACGGTATTCGTGAAGGTCTGCAACAGGTGCGGCGACTTGCGGGCCGCGAGGAATTCAGCTGCGAGTTTCGGCCATGAGGCGTTGGGCAAAAGACTTATCAGCGCGCTCAGACGGTAGCCGTGGTGCCCGAAGTTGTCGGGCCTGGTCGCGCGCCATCGGCCTGCGCGGACGAACGCGGCTTTCTCGCGGCCTTCCTCGACCACGCCGCCGCAATCGGGACAAGCCCAATGGGCAGTTTCAGGCTGATCGGTCTCCCAGCGGATATCTTTCCATTTCAGTTCGTGGAATGCGCCGCAAGCCGGGCATGGGCACTCGTAAACCCGCTGGTCGCTCTGATCGTACAGGCGGCAAATCCGCGAGGTCGACTCGTGGACGGGCGTGCTGCCCTGAATGATTTTCCGGTTGCTGAACGTCGCTGTTCGACGCGTGGCCAGCGCGACCGGATCGCCTTCGCCGCGCACGTCGACCTCGAACCCATCGATCTCGTCAAGGAGCAGAACGCGCGCCGTGCGGGCACGCAGATTGCGGGGTGCGCGAGCGCTGACGAGCGCCAACGAGCCGCCAGCAAATCGCCGCGAGAACAGCGTATCGCGGTCGTCGCCGGACAGGGAATCACGCAGCGCGGGACTCTCGGCAAATACCGGCTCGATGGAATCGACCATCAGCGACCTGCAATCGCTCTCGGCGGGCAAAACCACGAGAACCGGGCACGGATCGTTGCTGACGTGGTTCCCGAGCGCGGCAACGGCGAGCTGCGTGTAGCCCACGCGCGCGGCCTTCAGGACGCTTACACGCTCGACGGATGGATCGCCCATGCTGCGGGCCATCTCGACCTGGTGCGGCCAGAGGCGCATCTTGCCTGGATGCGCGGCCATGCTCGACGGCAGGACGATGTTCGCTTCCACCCAATCGGCAAGATCGAGCTTCGGAGGTGGGCGAAGCGCGGCCATGGCCTCGCGGCGAAGCATTGCTATTTGGCGCGATTCTTGCATATCAGCCATTTGCCAGCGCCTCTAATGCATCGCGAATCTCGCGGTCAAGCCGTTCGGCTGTCGCGCGGTCGAGTTCAGGCAGACGGGCAGGCACAGCCAACAGGCGAGCGCGCACGTCGGTCAGGATCGATTCCCATGCGGCTTTCACGTCAGTAGCGGACACCAGCTCGCCGCGCGTCTCTGCGTTGCGAAGCGCTTCACGGTCGGCCTGCTCGGCGATCAGGCGCTTGCGCTCTTCGGCAAGGCTTGCGTTCGACGCGGCGCCGGGACGTGTCGTGCGCAAGTGGTCGACCGTGGCGCGGACAGCCGCTTTGAGCGGGAATCGCCCAGGCACTCGCATGGGGATCACGCCTTTGCGAGCAAGCGAACGCAGATGCTGCTCCGAAACGCCCGTCCACTCGCTCAGCTGGAAGGTCGACACAACGCAGCTGGCGATGTCCGTCGGCGGATCATCAGTAGGCGGACCATATCCCAACAGCTCGTCTATGCTGGCGCTTGATTTTATCCGAGGCATCTGCGTTGTCCTTTTGTGCTGAGCTGACTTAAATTTAACTCGCGGTAAAATTAACGGGCGGAAGAGGTTTTAGTGGATCGTAATTTTATCTGTAAATTTATGGGTCCTATGTGGGCGGTTTACGGGTCGAGGGGCGCGGAGCGCGGCGTGCGGCGCGTTGCAAAAATGTCACATTGCGGTTTCGCGGTTTTAGCTGTTTGGCCCACGCCGATAAGCCGCCCCGATAGCCCGCTATTTTTATATTTCCCATATTCTTATCGAATCCCCAGTTAGCCGCTGTTTTAGTCCGTATACGTACCATACACGTTTTACACGTTTCTT